CATCGGTTTATCCTACTATTACTTCTGGTAAATCAACTAAAGTCATAATCATATCTACTCCTAATGGTATGAACCATTTCTATAAGATGTGGGAAGATGCTAGGCGTGGTAAAAATGATTATGTTACAAACGAAGTACATTGGTCACAAGTACCAGGCAGAGATGCTAAATGGAAAGAGGAGACGATAAAGAACACGTCACCTAGACAGTTCGCACAGGAGTTTGAGTGTGACTTCCTTGGGTCTGCAGATACATTAATCAGTCCAGCGAAACTCCAAACTATACCATTCGCAGATCCAATTAAGAGCAATGCGGGACTTGACATCTATAAGAGAGCAGAAAAAGATCACGAATACATTATTACTGTTGATGTTGCCAGAGGCATTGGCGGAGACTATAGTGCTTTCGTCGTGTTTGATATCACCAGTCTGCCGTATCAAATCGTTGCGAAGTACAGAAATAATGAGATTAAGCCTGTACTGTTTCCCTCGGTCATCTTCCAAGTAGCAAAAGAATATAACAACCCATACATTTTAGTAGAGGTAAATGATATAGGAGACAGTATAGCAGCAACGTTAAACTATGACCTTGAGTATCCTAACGTGCTTATGTGTGCTATGAGAGGTCGTGCTGGACAGGTGGTTGGACAAGGGTTTTCAGGTAACAAGACACAGTTAGGTGTTAAGATGAGTATAACTGTGAAGAAGATAGGTTGCTCTAATCTTAAAGCTATCATTGAAGAAGACAAGTTATTATTCAATGACTTCCAAATATTCCAAGAACTTACCACGTTTGTACAAAAGAAACAGGCGTGGGAAGCAGACGAGGGATATCATGATGACCTTGTTATGTGTATGGTATTGTTTGCATGGTTAGTCATGCAGGAATACTTTAAAGAAATGACTGACCAAGATATTAGAAGGAGAATTTATGACGAACAAAGAAACCAAATTGAACAGGATATGTCTCCCTTTGGCTTTATTGATGATGGCTTGGGTGATGATACCTTCGTGGACGCAGAAGGATCATTCTGGTACGGAGATAAACAAACAGAAGTCGGATACATGTTGCCCGATTTATGATGGATATTGGGGATCAGTTCAGTCTGGAACATCTTCTTTTCAAAGAGAGGACTTGTAGATCCTGTAGTAAAGTTAAAAATTTAATAGAAGATTTTTATATGACTAGGAAATCTAAGAGAGGATTACCATCAGCATATTCATACGAATGTAAGGACTGTACGATTAGTAGAATTCTAAATAATAGAAAGAAAAGAGCACCAATGTCTGATTGGAAGTATCCAGACTGGTAGACTGTTCATGCATTGTTTCCCCTCTAGAGACATAAGAAATTCTAAATACTTTTAGATAAAATTGATATCTAAGAGGTAAAATTAAATGGCAAGTCAAGTCTCGCCTGGTGTTGTTATTAGAGAACGTGATTTGTCCACTGGTGTTATCACAGGAGTATCTGCACTTAGAGGTGCTATTGCTTCTACGTTCACCAAGGGACCAGTAGGCAAAATTGTAAATATCGGATCTGAAAGAGAATTAATTTCTACTTTCGGAGCACCAGCTGAAGCTAACGCTGCAGACTGGTTAGTAGCATCCGAGTTTCTTCGTTACGGTGGACAACTTGCTGTTGTTCGTGCAGTAACTGGTGTACTAAACGCAACCAAAGATGGTTCTGCAGTCTTAATAGGATCTAAAGAAGATTACGAAGCTGGTGCAGGTGCATCTGAAGCGTTTGTTGCTAGAGACGCTGGAACTTCAGGTAATGATCTTCGTGTAGTAATCGTTGATAAGGTTGCTGACAGTAAGATGACTAAGGCAGGTCACGGTCTATCCGTTGGCGATGTACTTAGTGATGGTGCTACAAATGATCACGAAGTTACAGTTGTTATTGATGATAACACAGTTGGTATTAAACACGGTGCTGCTGGTGCAGTAACTGGTAACAGTTTTACTCAGTCTGCATTTACTGCAACTGATTGGAATGCACTTCCAATTGGATCAACTGGTTTAACATATAAAAATATCGGACCTAGACCAGACACTTCCACATACGCTTCTGAGCGTTATCTATCTGGTGATGAAGTACACGTTGCAGTTGTTGACGAGAGTACAAATACAATCGTAGAAAGAATGCTTTATCTTTCTAAACTAAGTGATGGTAAATCTCCTGAGGGATCTAGCACATACTGGAAAGATTACGTTAACGAATTTTCTGGATACATTTACGGTGCTGCTTTAGGTGCTACTCAGTATTCTCCAGTTGGTGAAGCACCTGGTGGTACTGCTGCATCTTATGCTGCAACCGCAGCTGCTCCACTTGTATTAGCGTACATTTTCTCTACCGCTGGTGGTAGTCTATCTGGTGGTACAGATGACTTTGTATATACTGCTGGAGAAATTCAAACAGCATATACATTATTTCAAGATACAGAACAAACCACAGTTGACTTTATTTTAATGGGTGGATCAATGGGTTCTGAATCAGACACTCTTTCTAAGGCAGGAGCAGTTGCTGCTGTTGCTAATACAAGAAAAGATTGTATCGCTTTTGTTTCTCCATTTAATGGAAATCAAGTTGCAACATCTGGTGGTTCTGCATTAACTCCCGCATTACAACTTTCTAATACTATTGATTACTTCTCTAGTATTGGTTCTAGTTCATATGTTGTTAAGGACAGTGGAATCAAATATGTCTATGATCGTTTTAGCGATAAGTATCGTTACATCGGTTGTAATGGAGACATCGCAGGTCTTTGTGTTTCTACTTCTGCTATTAGTGATGACTGGATATCTCCAGCAGGAACTTCTAGAGGTGGTTTACAAAACGTAGTGAAACTTGCTTTCAATCCTAACAAGGCAGCAAGAGATGATCTTTATACTGCTGCAATCAACCCTGTTGTTTCATTCCCTGGCTCTGGTCCTGTTTTATTCGGTGATAAGACTGCTCTTGCATCTCCATCCGCATTTGACAGAATCAATGTTCGTCGTCTCTTCCTCAATATTGAAAAGAGAATCAAAGGACTTGCTGAGGGTGTACTCTTTGAACAGAACGATGAAATTACTCGCTCTGGATTTAACGCTGCACTTTCTGGTTATATGTCAGAAGTTCAAGCACGTAGAGGAGTTACAGACTTCTTAGTAGTTTGTGATGATTCAAACAACACAGCTGAGATTATTGATAGAAATGAATTTGTTGCTGAAATTTTTGTAAAACCAACACGTTCTATTAACTATGTTACTGTCACAGTAACAGCAACTAAATCTGGAGTTTCCTTCAGTGAAGTCATAGGTCGCTAAAAACACAAGGTAAAAAACAATGGCAACTAATAACGTATCAACGTTTCTACAAACTATCAATCAGGGCATTAAGCCCAATATGTTCTCGGTTGATATCAACTTTCCTGGTGGAAGTGAATTTAGCAATTCAGATAAGCAACTTACAAATATTCTTTGTAAGTCTGCTGCTCTTCCAGGCTCTAACTTGGGTGTGATTGAAGTTCCTTTCAGAGGAAGAACAGTCAAAATCGCTGGTGACCGCACCTTTGATACTTGGACTGCAACATTCTTCGCAGACGCAAACATGGAAGTTCGTGGTTTGTTTGAAGACTGGGCAAACAGTATCAATAGTCATGAAGGTAACACTGCTGAAAGGTTTCTACCTAATGGCGGTACTACTGGTTATATGGCAGATCTTTTTGTTTCTCAACTAGAAAAAGATGCTGAGGTTGGTGGTTCTGTAATCAGAACTTATCAGTTACATCACTGCTTCCCAACTAACGTTTCAGCAATTGATCTTGCTTATGATAGTAACGATCAAGTATCTGAATTTACAGTTGAATGGCAATACTCATTCTTCACCGCTGGTGTTGGTGATGTTGGTAAGGCAACTGGAACTAAACTAAGTTCAGGCGCAAGCACTCGTGATGTCGTATAATTAACTCTGCTAAATATAAGTAAGAGAACTATTATCACTAGGTAAATGAGTCAATTATTTGGCTTCCAGATAAATCGTAAGGAGGGTCAGAAGGGTCAGTCCCCTGTCCCTCCTAATGCTGATGAGGCAATTGCCGTAGCAGCAGGTGGTTATTATGGAACATATGTGGACACGGATAATCAAGCTCGTAATGAGTTTGAGATGATTCGTCGTTATCGTGACATGGCACTACACCCTGAGGTTGACAGTGCAGTTGACGAGGTTGTAAATGAGTTTGTTGTGAGTGATTCTCACGACACTCCCATAGAAATTAATCTAGATAATCTAGATGCTGGAATGAGTATCAAGAGAAAAATAAGAGATGAGTTTGAATATATTAAACGCTTATTAAATTTTGACAATCGTGCACATGAGATTATTAGATCTTGGTATATTGACGGTAGATTATTTTATCATAAAGTTATAGATCTAGACAATCCAAAGAAAGGTATTACAGAACTTCGCTATATTGATCCAATGAAGATCAAGAAAGTTCGTCAGAAGATTGATAATAAGAAAAATATGGATTCATTGCAAAGACAAGCAATGAAAGGAACAGCATTAGAATATCAGTACGGAACATTTATAGATTATTATCTTTATAATCCAAAAGGTTTTTATAAAGGTGGTGTTTTAGGACCTATTGGTGACATGTCATTGTCACAGGGTGTCAAGATGGCAGTAGATTCTATTACATTTTGTCCATCTGGACTACAAGATCTAAACAAGAGAATGACTCTTGGTTTCCTTCATAAGTCAATCAAAGCTCTCAATCAACTTAGAATGATTGAAGACTCTCTAGTTATATACAGACTTTCTCGTGCACCAGAACGTAGAATATTTTACATTGATGTAGGTAACCTTCCAAAGGTTAAAGCAGAGCAATATCTCCGCGACGTTATGAGTCGCTATCGTAACAAGCTTGTGTATGATGCAAACACTGGTGAGATGCGTGACGACAAAAAACACATGAGTATGCTAGAGGATTTTTGGTTACCTCGTAGAGAGGGTGGACGTGGAACTGAGATCACCACCTTACCTGGTGGACAGAACCTAGGAGAACTCAAGGATGTTGAGTATTTTAAGAAGAAGTTATTTAACAGCCTCAATCTTCCTCCTTCCCGTCTCACAGACGACAACAAAGGATTTAACCTTGGTAAAACCACAGAAGTCCTCCGTGACGAACTTAAGTTTACCAAGTTCATTGGAAGACTACGTAAAAGATTTAGTGAGATGTTCCAAGACATGCTCAAGACTCAACTCATCCTTAAAGGAGTAATTGCTCCTGAAGATTGGGAAGATATGAAAGAGCATATGCAATATGACTTTCTATTTGATAATCATTTTAATGAATTAAAAGAAATTGAAATGATGAACCAAAGAATGATGACTGTTACTCAGATGGATCCTTTTGTAGGAAAGTATTTCTCTGTAGAGTATGTTCGTAAAAATATCTTAGGTCAAACTAATAAAGATATGCGTGAGATTGATAAGCAAATGAAAGGAGATATTTCTTCTGGTCTTGCACTTGATCCAGCAGAAACAAATACTTTGGATCAACTCACTCAAGCAAATCAGG